GGAATGTTTGATATGTCATTGGCAACAGATCTAGCAACTGACGCACAATCCGCCTTAGGTCTTACAGTTTCAGACGCACAAAAAAACTTAGAAAATTTAACAAGGGTTACAGATGTATTAGTTAAGGCAAATACATTGGCAAACGCAAGTGTACAACAGTTCTCAGAAGCATTAACTACAAAGGCAGGTGCGGCCTTAAAGGTAGTTAATAAAGATATTGAAGAGGGTGTTGCAGTTTTGGCCGCCTTTGCAGATAGAGGTGTTAAAGGTGCAGAGGCAGGCGATAAACTTAACCAAGTATTAAGAGATATTCCAAGAGCAACTGCCAAGAATAGTGAAGAATTTGCCAAACTTGGTTTAAATATGTTTGATACAGAGGGCAATATGAAAAATGTTGCTGATATTGTAGAAGAACTTGACGCAGTTCTTGGTCCAATGTCTGATGAGTTAAAGGCTAGTACATTAGATCAATTAGGACTTAATCGTGGTGTTGCAGACGCAGTAAAGATTCTTTCTGGTGCTGGCGATCAAATAAGAGAATATGAAAAGGCATTAAGAGATTCAGGTGGTACGACACAAGAGGTGGCTGATAAACAAATTGCCTCATTAGCAGGTCAAGCCGAAATTCTAAGAGATAAATTTGCAGTTGCGGGTGAATTGTTAATTGAAGATTTTGCACCTGCTTTAGAAGATACAATTGGTTTCTTAAATACATTATTAGATATATTTATAAGATTTTCAAAAGAAGATGATTTGCCAGAAACAATTGAAGAATCAACCAAAAAACTTGTAATATTAAATGCTGCCTTAGGTGGTGGTGTAGGTGTAATTGCAAACTATCAAGGTGCTACCAATGATCTTGAAAGAGCATTAAGTGAACAAAGATTAGGAAAGCAAATGCAAAATATGGTTATAAATCAAAGAGCTATACAAGATTCTATTGATAATTCTATGCCAAGTTTTATTGATGCCAGAAGAAATGCCGAAAGATATGCAGTAGATCAAGATATGTTGGCAGTTTCTCTTATGGACACAACAAAACAGGTAGAAGAACAAACTGATGCAGTAACAGAATTATCTGATGAAATGTTGGACAATCAGTTAAGTGCATTGTCGGCAATGTTAGACGCAGAACAAAACTACCAAGATATATTAAAAGAAAATGAAAGATTATTGGATAAAAGAAAAAAGGCTGATGAAAATGTAACTGAGGTAGAGGGTAGATTACAAAGGCAAAAAGAGAAGATAACAGGCATTGAAGAAAAACTTGCAGACGCAAGAAAGAATGCAACATTAATTACTGATGAAGAAAAACTTGCAATTCTAAGACAAGAAGCCGCTGTTCAAAGATTAGTTGAAATAGAGGATAAATCAGAATTACAAAAACAAGAATTAATTGTTGCCGAGAAACAACTTGGTCAATTAAGACAAGAAGCAATAGGTGAAGATAGAGAAGTAATTAGATTAAAAAATGAATTAGAACAAGCAGAGAAAGAACAGATAAGGTTACTTAATGATCTTAAAGACGCACAAGAAAGATATAATCAAGCAAATAAAGAGTTTCAAGAATTAAAACAGCCACAACATTTATTAAGAATAGCAGAAGCTAAAAGAGAATTAGATAAGGCTATTTCAGATGTAAAGGCATTTGATAATTTACGGGCTGCATTAGATTCAATTGCCAAAAGTACAGGTCAAACATTGGCAGATATATATAAAGATATTATGGCAGTTATGAACATGAAACCACCAACTGCTACAACAGGTGGCGGAGGTGGTACATCACCACCAATAATACCACCAGTTTCACCATCTTCAGCACCTGTTATACCAACTGAAACAACAGCAACACAAAGGGTTTTATCTGATTCAAGATTTAATGGTGGATCAGGTGTAACAACAATATTAAATATTCAAAATAATATACAAGGTGAATTTAACCCAGATGATGTTGCCATTAAAGTTATAGAGGCACAAAAAAGAGGTCTAAAGGTTATATTATGAGTGTTGCCTTTGATACAAATGTAACACTAACAGTAGAGGTAGCATTTGATTCTAATCCATTTGATACAAGTCCATCTTTTACAGATATATCAGCATTTGTAAGATCATTTGCAACTGCTAGAGGCAGGGTTAACGAATTAGGTCAATTTGGTGCAGGAACATTAACATTATTATTATCAAATGCAGATAATAGATTTAATCCAACAAACACATCTTCGCCATATTTTGATTCATCGGCAGGTAAAACAAAGATACAACCTTTAAAGAGGGTAAGGGTATCTGCTGTTTATGATTCAGTAACATATAGAATGTTTGAGGGATTTTTAGATAAAATACCAGTTTCTTACCCAGCAAATGGTAATGATTCAGTAGTAACAATTACGGCCTCAGACGCGTTTAGAATATTTAGACAGGGTGATATTCAAGCAAGAGGTTTTAGATTAGGTCTGCCCGGATTTTCTGAAATTGGTCAATCAACAAGACTTTCTTTTACACCAAATACCAATGAATTATCAAGTACAAGAGTAACCAATATATTAAATGCAATTGGTTGGCCTTCAGATCGTAGAGATATAAATACAGGTACATTACAGGTAGGTACACAACAATCAACAGATAATGTTTTGACGGCATTACAAGAGTGTGAAACTGCTGAAAATGCGCAATTATTTATATCTTCTGACGGTAAGGTAACTTTTAGAAATAGGGATTATAGATTATCAAATACAAAGGCAATAAATGTACAAGCAACATTTAGTAATGACGGATCAAATTTACCTTATACAGATGTTGGTATTTCGTTTGATGATGAAGAAATAATAAATATTTATGAATGGCAAAGAGAGGGTGGAACAACCCAGTATATTGCAGATACAGATTCAGTTTTATCTTATGGTGCATTTGTTAATCAACAGACAACAATAAATATTTCTGATACAAATGTAGCCTCAATTGTTTCACAAAAGGTTGCAGAAACCTCTACACCTATAAAAAGATTTGAAAGATTAGTAATAAATCCTAGACAAAATACGCTAATATGGAATCAAGCACTTGGTAGAGAGTTTGGCGATAGAATTAAAGTCAAGGTTGTAAACCCAGATGGCTCATCGTTTGAAGATGAGGTGTTAATTGAGTCTATAACTCATGAGGTGTCTGCACTTGCACAATCATGGAATTGGACATTAACATTAAGCCCAGCAGGTTCTTCGGCATGGATTCTAGGACAGGCTAAACTAGGTGAGGGAACACGATTTGCTTACGCATAAGGAAAGGTAATAATGGCAGGCGCAGGTTTTAAAGTATACGCAACTGGTGATCTAATCACCGCAACAGAATTTAACACATTTCTACAAGAACAAGTGATAATGGTATTTGCTGATAGCTCTGCACGCGATTCTGCCGTATCAAGTCCAAGTGAGGGTATGTTTTGTTATTTGAAAGATACCAATGTGTTGCAATTTTACGATGGTAGCTCTTGGGCAAGTTTTATTGGTGAGGGTGATATTACAGGTGTAACAATTACAACTTCTTCTACATCTGGTTTATCAGGTGGTGCAACAGCAACATCTGGTGCATTTTCTTCAACATTAGTTATAGCACCAAATTTGGCTACATCAGCCACGGTTGCAGGAACAGATATTGTTTTGATCGGCGACGCTGATGATAGTAATAATTTGAAAAAGACAACAGCACAGGATATTGCTAATTTAGCAGGTGGTGTTACATTAGGATTAGTATTGGCTCTTAGCTAGGAAAGGAAAGTAAATTGGCAGATGTATTAGAGGGCGTAGTTGGAACATTAGGAACTAGCAACGCAGATTTATTAGATGCGGTAGGATCATCTACAACTGAAACAATAATTGGCATGAGTTTTTCAAATGTCAATTCAAGTAGTGCAGATGTAACGATTGATATTGAGATTGTTAAGTCTGGAGGATCTACTACACCACATCTTCTTAATGATGTAACTGTACCAGCAGGTACAACGCTTGTTTGGGAAACAAAGGTAGTTTTAACAACAGGCGACAAGATTCAGGGATTGTGTTCAGCAGCATCAAGTATTGATTTTACAATTAACTATTTGAAACAAACATAGGTGTTCTATGTCATTTGGTTATATTGGCGACACATCTACAAGTGTCAAACAACAGGTTAAGAATAAAGGCATATTAACTACACAAGAAAGTTTTGATCTTGAAAGGCAGGGTTTTCTAGGTGGTAGTTTAGAGTTACTACAATCTCAATCGGTTAGTGGTGTATCACAAGTAGATTTTACTTCTATAAAAGAAACTAAATATGATGTCCATTATGTTCAATTAATATCTATGGAAACTTCTTCAACAGGACATCCACAAGCGTCAAAAATGCAATTAAGATTTTCTAATGATGGTGGTAGTTCTTATGAAAGTGGTGCTAGTGCTTATACATGGGCTAATCAATTTGTAACTAGGTCTGGTAGTGCGGGAGAAAGTAAAGAAAGTGGAGATACCAGTATTGAGTGGACACCTCGTTGTAATAGTGGCGAGCCAACTTCTGCATATATGTATTTATATAATTTAGGTAACTCATCTAAATATAGTTTTACAACAAGCCATACTACGATAAATATTGATCAAGGCGAGTTTTTCTTTGGTGGTGGTGCTTATACAACTGCTGAAACAATTAATGCTATGAGGTTTTATAACGATTATGCAATGACAGGCACTATAAAACTCTTTGGAGTAAAACAGATATGAGTAACCTAAGATTAATTAATCAAACTACTGCTAGTTCTGTTGCAAGTTTATCTATAACAGATGTTTTTTCTTCTGATTTTGATATATATAAAATAACACTTAGTAATTTTAATGCTGATAGTAGTAATCCATTTTTACAATTTAGGTTTATTAATTCAAGTGGTTCTATTATCACAAGTTCACAATATGATAGTGCTAGTTTATATATGAGAAGTTGGAATAGTTTTATTGAATATAATGACCAAAACCAAACCACTATGAAAAATTTAACATTAACAAATAGTCAAACTACTGCTGATACAGGTGGTGCAGTTTTTTATATATTTAATCCATTTTCTTCATCTAGCTATACTTTTGTTCTTGGGCAAAGTGAAGCAGTAGATACAGCAGGAACATATAGTTTTAAGGCTATTGGAGTTTTGACAGAATTGTCTAGTTGCACAGGTTTAAATATTAATTTTTCATCATCAAATGATGTTTCTTTAGATGTAAAAACTTACGCAATAAGGGTGGATAGCTAATGGGATTATTACAAGTAGCAACAACAACAGTAACAAGTGCAACAGCAAGTGTAAGCCTAGTTGGAATTAATTCAGATGATGTTTATATGGTTACAGGAGTTGGTATTGGTGCTT